TGATGATGAGGAGGGATTTATCCGAAAGCTCGGATATATCTTTACCCTTACAGATGGATTCAAGAATCTCGATGGTCTCGTAAAGAGAAAAGTTCAAAAAGAAACTAAAAGAGGATTCCAAAGAATAGAACAGGCTTTGAGAACTCCCCCTACGCCAGGTGAACCCAGATTTGCAAGTGGTGTTGGAGGAGTAGAAGAAGTTAAGTCAGGAGGATTCCTTCTTGATGTATAATAACAATCCAATAAAAATAACAAATTTATGGCAAGATTAGGTAAATTTCAAATGCTTACCTTCAGTCACTGGAAAGGTCTGACAAAGGATAACCACCTTGGCTCAGTATTCCAGCTGCAACCTCAAAGAGCCACCACTATGATGGTTCAGCTTCTTGCTATGTACAGAGGAAAGAACCTTGAGACTTATCTATCTCAGTTCCCTACAAAGGAATTTGATACTGATGATGAGTACACATGGGATGTAATTGCATCCTCAAGAAGAAATATTCCTCTTGTAGAAGCAAGAGATGAAGATGGTAAAGTAGTAGGTCCAGAGGGTCTGGCAGGTGTAGGAGGAGCTCCCTTCTATGTTGTATTTGCAGAGGACTGGTTTGCAGATGGCAATGTAATTGTAGGTGAGAAGAATGAAATCTATCCTCTGAGAATTCTTGGTGACCCAAGAATGGAAGGTACAAATGCAGTCTACAAAGTAGAGCTTATGGGTGGTGTAACCACTGGTATGCCTGGTGAAGAGCTGCAGCTTGGTAAGAGATTCTCGGATGACTATTCACCTGTTGAGAAGGAACTCTCAAGAAAGGTTGGTGACATCCAGTTCACTTCACCTGTAGCTATGAGAAATGAGTGGTCAAGAATCAGAATCCAGCACAAGGTTCCTGGCTCAATGCTTGGAAAGAAGCTGGCTGTAGGTATTCCTTCGCTTGACCCTCAGACAGGAAAGAAGTTCGTAACTCCTATGTGGATGCACCACGTTGAGTGGGTATTCGAGAATAAGTTCTCAGAGAACAAGAATAACCTCATCATGTATGGTAGAAGCAACAGAAACCGTAATGGTGAGTATCTGAACATTGGTAAGTCAGGTAATGTCATCACAATGGGTGCCGGACTTAGAGAGCAAATGGAGGTAGGTAATGTAGTATGGTACAATGACTTCTCACTGAAGCTTATTGAGGACATGCTATATGAGCTGTCAATCTCCAAGCTGGCTATGAACAAGAGAGTCTTCATCCTGAGAACAGGTGAAAGAGGAGCTGTTCAATTCCACAGAGCTGCTAAGGACATGGTATCAGGATGGCTTCCTATTCCTACTGTAAACAACCCTGCTGTTATTCAAAAGGTACAAAGTGCTCTTAACTCTAATGCAGTTGCTGCTACTGATTACCAGTTCGTAGAGTGGAGAGCTCCTATGGGAGTAATCGTAAAGGTTGAAGTAGACCCATTCTATGATGACCCTGTAAGAAACAAGATTATGCACCCAGATGGAGGTGTAGCTGAGTCTTACAGATATGACATCATGTATGCTGGTGATATGGACCAACCTAACATCCAACTGGCTAAGGCTAAGAACTCGCCTGAGATGAGAGGTTATCAGTGGGGATTAGCGGCTTAAAAGCCTTTGGACATTTCTGAGTCCCCGAGCCCTGACCTTGAAACAGAAGAGAGGGCGAATGAAACAAGGTTAATTGCTGGAAGTTCCTTAGAGCTTTCACTGCCTTTGAACTTCAAACATTTGAATATGGAAGTTAAAGAATTATGGAAGCCTTTAGATTTATACAAAGGTATTCAAGTAAGCTCACTTGGTAGAATAAAGAAAGCTGCCAATAAGAGTAGGAGAGAAAGAATTCTAACTGAATTCCCCAAAGATAGGGACGGTTACTGTAGATGTTCAGTCCAAAAGCTGGATAATTCTTGGACATCTCAACCAGTTCATAGATTAGTGGCTATGGCCTTTATAGAGAACCCTGATAATAAAACAGTGGTAAATCATATAGATGGTAACAGAAGTAATAATAGTGTAACTAATCTTGAGTGGGTAACTCCAAAAGAGAATGTAATACATTCTTTTAAGTACGGAGTAAGAAAGATCTGCAAAGAAGTTCCTAAAAGAACTATCCTAACAGATTTTCAAATAAGTCAGATAGACCGACTTAGAACTATTTACACAGTAAACCAAATAGCTAAGCTATTCAATATAGAATATCAATCTCTTAAGAACATAATTCATAAAAGGAAACAATGTGAAAGATTGGATAACCAGCAGCCAAGCAATTATAAATCAATTTATGATTGAAGGTTCAACGACTATCCCGAGAGGGAGTAAGATTCAAGTGAATCTGAAATGCCTTGCCTAACTTTTAGTTAGTGAAGATATAGTCTGAACTTCATGGAAACATGAAGATAATATATGGAAACGATATATTAGAAACACTTAAATGTCAGAAACCCATTCACTGGTGGCATGAACAATAATAACATGTCCTACGATGAGGATTCATGTGTAGTACATGGTATGTGGACTGGTGGTGTCTTCATTCTTGACACAACAAGAGTAGTATCACTAATCCCTGCAATGCTTGCAGCTTAATCAATAGGGGAGGGTTAATCCCTCCCCTTATTTCACCAAACATATAAGGGAGAATAATATGGGAAAAAATCAAGAAGTTGTATTGGACATTACACCTGAGGAAACTCCTGAGGTAGTCCTGCAAAAAGCTCCTGCAAAGGAGAAAGAGGCTTCAACACCTCACAAGTACGAGGAGCCTGTAATGGTTTCTTGTCTCAGAAATGAGAGAGTTACTGTAAGATTCGTACCAAGACAGTCAGGTATTGTCACTGACCCAAGACATGTCAACTATGGTGGTATGGGGGAGAACTCGAAGAGAGTATTCACTGTTCCTAAGCTTCTTAGCACCAGAACTTACATGAATGTGCTTACTAATGAGGAAAAGGCTTTCCTCGAAGAGTATATGGGACTTGAATACAATGACCTGTCAGTGTACAAAAAGAAAGATAACTTCTGGAGTGGATTCAAGGTAGAGCTGACCAAAGGTGATACTATCCTTGACCTTTCAGTTCCGGATGATTATATCAAGTATAAGGTCCTGCTTGCAAATAAGGACTATATTGCTCCATCGCTGAGTGTCCTTCAGGATGTACCTAAGGCAACCTATCAGTTTGTAATGGTAAGCAATGAGGATGAAGCCAAGGCTTCTATGAGACAGCTGTCCTATAACCAGAAGGCTTACATGCTTCTTGGTAAACTACAGGACAATGCAGATGCTCTCAAGGTTATCATTGAGACTGTAGATGGTAGACCTATCTCAGACAATACTAAGCTTGAATTCCTTCAGTCTCAGGCTGGTGAGCTAATCCTAAGTAATGCTAAGCTGTTCTGCAAGGTGGCAGATGACCCTTATCTTGATGCAAAAGTCCTCATTAGAAAAGCCCACTCTGCTGGACTTATCTCTAAGAGAGGCAACTATTACTATATCAAGAAAGACAATACCCCTCTGTGTGAGAATAATGAGGAGCCTACTCTTTCAATGGCTGCCAAGTTCCTGAATGCTCCTAAGCATCAGGAGATTAAGCTCTCACTTGAGGCTCAATTACAATAGTATGAAACTATCAGAATTCAGTGCTGAATTTGACATACTGTATAATAACATAATGAGCAATATTGCGCCTGGTCTTACTGAGTATGAGAAATCAGTATTTCTCACTCAGGCCCAGGAGCAGTTGGTTATTGAGATTTACAGTGGTCAATATAAGGGGGAACCCTTCGAGAATAGTGAGGAAGTAAGGGAATACCTCAAGTCCCTGATACAAACAGAAACCCTTGAGAATCTTACTGAGGTAACATCTGAATTTCCAGATACTTACACTCACTACACTGTGAAGCTGGATGCACAGAATTTCTGGTTTGTCATACTTGAATCAGTTATATTCTCTGGGGAAGAAGAACCCTGTACAAATGGGAAAAGAGTGATAGTACAACCAATTACCTATGATGGTTATTGGTCTATTATGAGAAACCCATTCAGAGGCCCTAACAGAAATAGAGTCCTGAGATTGAATATTTCGGGAGATACAGTGGAATTGATTTCTGACTATGAGATAGGTAAATATACCTTCTCTTTCCTGAAGAAACCAAGTCCCATCATTCTTGAAGATATTGAGGGAGGAACCATTGATGGCAGTAGCACAGCTACAGACTGCAAGCTTCCTGAAGTTCTTCATAGAA